TCTCGGAGTCGAGGCGGAGGACCCGTGTGCGACTTGCTGGCGAGACAGCTTCTCGGCTCTGGCACGCCCCATCGACAATACGCCCCACGTACATCGCGTCATGTGGGTGCGCACTTGTTGCCCGCGGTGCTACCGGGTCCCATGGACGGGGATCACTACGCCGCCGGCGCATGTGGCGCGAGAGGTATTTTTGCCTGTCGCCATTGTCAAGGGCAGCCAGGGCTTCGTCAACAAGTCGCGTTCCATTTTTGTGCTTGGCCAGAAGCCGCCAAACGACCGTCTGCAGATCGCCAATTTGTGCGGTCAGTCGAGGGTTGACGACGTCACGACGTGGCACGTCGAGAAGCTTGGATTCGCCGCTGTGTGCGACGAGATCCACGCTCGGCCCGTCGGTTACGTCGAACCTCTGGCATTGCAGAAGGTTTGTGAGTTGGCCATCGCTACGTGTGCGATTCCCATGATGGAAATCTACCTGTGGTGGCGTGGTTGGTTGTCAGGCCGTCGCGCGGCCTATTGCCTGCCCCGAGGGGTGGTCGCGGGGTTGTTGATGAAGTTGTTCCAGAGGGTGCGATCTTCAAGCCTCCGACCCATGCCGAGGCAACTGCGCGACTTGGGCCACAACCCACATACAGGCGACGAGGACAGGCAAATGCCTGGATTAGCCTGGCAACTCTACAAGGCTTCCGAGGCCGCTGGCGGCGGCAAAACCACCGATGATGCGGACAAGGCTGAGAGGCAGTCCATCATCGACGAGCAGAAAGCCATGCACATCAATCGAGAGAAGCTAACATCGTCGACCGTTGTGACGGCGGCGGGCAAACACGTCTCGGACGATTGCACAGCGGACGGAGAAGTTGGGGTACGCGAGGCCACGACCCGCTTCCCAAAGATGACAGACGAACCCGCATACCTGTTTTCAGGCAACGCGGACAATCTGGCATCAGCGGAGGCGTTGCGCAACAAGGGTGTTGGCGACCACAATCCATCCGCACGTGAGGCGCGGGCACGTGAGGCCGTGACCGACGCTTTGATCAAGCATCTCTTTACGAGGAAGCGCGTGCAAGCTTCTGAGGCGGCGATAACCCGCACGGTCGACGTCCTCCCCAAGAAACTCAACGAGGAGGCCAAAATGCAGGTCGAGATCGATGCTCTCAACCAAGACCAGGATGGCTACGTGCCGTTCTCGCTCATGGTCAAGGCTTTTGTCAAGCCGGAAGTCACGGGCAAACCCAAGCCTCGCCCGATCGCCAACCACGGCGAACGGCGGTTGTGGGGCCTTGCCAAGACCGCGGCTGTGTTCGAGGACCTTCTTTTCCACGCCATCCCCCATGCTTGCATCAAGCATGAGGAGAAAGCAG